GACTGGAGCTGAAATCGTTGTAAGTTCTGATTGGAAATTACATGCAACTCTAGAAGAGCTTGGAGATTACTATGAAGCACAAGGAATTATTAAAAGACCAATTGCAATAACTCCAAACCTTCATGAATTCGAACCAGAAACAAACGGCCTGTTTATGTGGAAGAGATGGTTAGAACGTAAAAGAATTCTTGAGATTGAAAAGTACTTAAAAGATACTCCAGGAATAACCAATTGGGTTGCAGTTGATGATTTGAATATGAGTCCTGAGGCGAATGGAGGCCATGGACTACAAAACTTTGTCCTGACTCCAAGAAGTACCGAAGGAATCAAACAATCTGACATCAAAGAGAAAATAATTCAATTTTTAACAAAAATTTAACATAAAAAGTTTTACCGATTGAAATATTATAGTTATATTTACATATCATTTAAAAAACAAACATTATGAACATTTCTCACAGAATTAAAAGAGCAAAACAAAGAACGTACATTAAGTACAAAAGTACATTTGATCCTTCATGGAGAACTGGGTCGGATGCGCAACAAACTTCAGCGTATCTTATTTGCAAAAGGTTAATTGAGAAGGAGGGAACTATCTTGTTAATGGCTCCTTTAAGTGGCAAACGTTACATTAAACAAGATGATGGTAATTTGTTTATCATTATCGGACATGATAGTATTCAAATCATCAATCATGTTTATAGTTACACAATCCCAATGAGTGGACATACACTTATTAAAACGTTTGATGCTTTTGATAATAAACTTGAGGTTGAGCGTACTAAGTTAGAATTTGATGTTAAGAGTAACATTCAAAAATCATTGAATCAAATTAAGGATGAGCTTACAAAATAATAATTATATGACCGATGAGGACTTCAATGCTTTCCTAGAGAGCATTGGAGGACTTGTTAATGGCTACTACACCGATCGAGGTCCTATCGATAAAGCAGGATTTTTCTGTGTTGACAAGGGATGGTACGGAATTCTGAAAAGACTTATTGAAGACCTTATTGAACTTGGATGGGACAAACAAATTTGTCAAGTTAAAGAGAAATTTGGAGGACTCAGATTCTATACTAACGGGGTTTCTGATGATATGTACAAAAGAATCCGGCTTGCTGAAGATGCTTCATATATCACTTGTGAAAAATGTGGAGAGCTAGGAGAACTTCGAGGTGGTGGCTGGATGGCAACACTTTGTGATGAACACTCTGAAGGTCGACAACCTTACAAAAATCCATTCTAATGATTAAAGCACCCAAAGTATTAGTGGCTCCACCTGTTGGAGAACTCGAAAAACAAATGTACAAGGACTGGCTAACAGACCATGGATTCAAACCATATTTTCTTGGAAGTGAATGCTTAAACATTGATGCACCACTAATACTTTGTGGAGGAGCTGATATTGGTAAGAATCCGATTAGAGATACTAGAGAATTAGAATGGATTAGTAGCGCTCTAAAACACGGACAGCCAATTATTGGAATTTGCAGAGGAATGCAACTTTTAAACCACTACTTCGGAGGAACCGTTTCAAATATCCCTGAATATCTTTCAGAAAACCATCTCAATGATACATTTGAAGATGATGACGACCACTCATACAGATTATCACAATTCCATAAAGTACATAGTTTTGATGGAAATCAATTTGAAGTTAATTCTCGACACCACCAGCATTGTAGTAAAATCGCACTCAATTTCACTATCACACATCTCGGAGAGGACGGTCTAGTTGAAGGAATTAGAGATGGTAAAAACAAGATTTGGGCAGTTCAATGGCACCCAGAACGCCATGAATGCCAGGACAACGAATATCCACTTAATAAAATTTTAACAAAAAATTAACATAAAAAAGTTTCGGGATTCATTTATTATTATTATATTTACATAACAAATTAAAACAACAATTTAAAAACAAAAAACATGAAAACAGTAATTGGTAACCTTTTAGTAGAATTAAGCATCGACACAATCATGATTAAAGATGCAAAAACTTTGGATTTAATGAGAGCTAAAGTTGTTAATGCGAATGACGCAGTTGACACTTATAAAGCACTGGTTGCAACTCTTACTGAGAAACATAGAAAATCATTATCTAATAGCTAATATGATTATTCAACAAACAACTACCGTAAAATCATCAACAATTGATTCGTTACATTACGAATCAGATGATAAAAATCTAATGGTAACATTCAAACACGGAGTTACTTACACGTATCTTAATGTTACAATTGAAGATTATTTAGCACTGATAACTTCTGATTCGATTGGAAAAGCACTTAATCAAATCATTAAAGGTAAATATGATTATGTTAAGCACGAAGAACAACTCTAATTACGTTTTTTGGAACGATGAGTGGAATCAACCACCTAAAAAATAAAAGTATGAAAAATTACGAAAGAACAATACACATATTGGCTGGAATAGCGATTGGGTATCTAATATTTGCAAACATTTAATATTATGGAAAGATTTATTAGTCACAAAGATTTAGGAGTGGTAGAAATTTTAATGAGCTACCAAAGAACCGAAGATGGTAAGGATTTACCAAAAGTAATTGCGTTAGTTACTTCAACTTCTAGACCTGTTGTTTCAGATAAATGGAGTAATTATGGTGAAGTATCTTTTAAAAGAGCATACAATAATCAGGGAAATGTAGTTACTCATTATTATTTAGTATGGGGAACTGATGATAATTTCAGAGAATCAGGATTTCAGCACTTAACTACAAAAACAGGCAGAAAGGTAACTCTTAAAAGTGCATTGAAAACTTTTAATGATGCTAAGAATGCAACTGAATTTGTAAACTTTTCTAAGATCTAAGATATAATCTAAAATACTAAAAAATGAAGTATATTTCAATCGACATCGAAACAACAGGATTAGATCCTGAATTCAACCAAATCCTTTCAATAGGTGCAGTAATTGAGGACACATTAAATCCTCTTCCATTTGAAGAGTTACCAAAGTTTCACGCTGTTATTAAACGCGAAAGTGTTTATGGAAGTATATTTGCCCTGAATTTGAACAGGGATTTAATTCAAGCAATGAAGGATTATTCTGAGGCACGAACCACAGAATTAAAAGAGGAAATTGAGGAATCTTTTGGAGCTAAATTCTACGAAGAAGGTGAAGTTGTCGAAGCACTTTTCCAATTTTGCTATAGAAATGGATTGGTTGAATTAGATCCTAATTACATCAACAATACTCGTAAGATGGTAGATGGTATATCATATCCAGTATTGACTTCAAATATGCCAAAAGTTTATTTGAATTGTGCTGGAAAGAACTTTGCAGGTTTTGACAAGAAATTCTTAGAGAAGTTGCCGAGATGGAAACAAGTATTTTCAATTCGTAGTAGAGTATTGGACCCAGGAATCCTATTTGTTGATTGGTTAAATGATGAATCGATTCCAAGTCTTGATGAATGTAAAAAACGTGCAGGCATTGAAGGTGTTGTAACTCACAATGCGGTTGAAGATGCAATGGATGTTGTAATGTTACTTAGAAAATGTTATCAAGCATAAATTATGGGAAGGACTTTTACATTAACAGATCGCCAAGAAGCAGAACTTAAGGTTTGGCAAGAAAAGATTAAAGACATTTTTGGAGAATATGGCCTATATGATTTCACATTCACTGGACATGGTATTGGAACATCTCTAGTTGTTAAAAGCCATTTAACAGGAACATCATTGGATTTAAGTCACGTAGAGGATTGGTAAAAAATAAAAAGAAATGGAACCAGAAAAAGACATATTTGAACAATGGGCTGACGAGAGAGCCAAAAAACCTTGGATTGTAAGAAAACTCCGAAGGATTCCTCTATGGTGGAATCATGATGGTAAGTACATGCACCTTGAATTTAAAAGAGGCATCGAAAATCTTATTTATTGGTTTCCTATCATTTGGAAGGACCGAAACTGGGATTCTCACTACATCTTTGAGATTATGATGCATAAACTTAAAGCCCAATCGAAATATATTGGAGAGCGAGATATTCATACTAGAGCCAAAAGGGATGCTGAGGTGATGATGACATGTGTCAATTTAATGAAACTTGTTCAAGATGAGTTTTATAGTTCAGAGTACTCTGATTATCATAAATCAAAACATTGGTTTGAGGACTGTGAAGACAAACCAGGATTCAGTACATGGGAGTCACGTTTAATGGAAGAGAACTTCGATGATTACTTTAAGAAATATCCATTAATCTACAAAAGAGTCCTAAATGGTGAAGGCGTTTTTGGACGCGAAGGCCGTGAAGATGATAAACAGATCATTGCAATGAACATCGGTTATATTAACCATGAGAGAGCCCGAAAATTACTATTCAAATTAATGGAGGAAAATATTGAGAGATGGTGGATGTGATTTTTGATATATAATCAATAAAGGTCTCCTAATACATTCAGTTTTATTTTGTTGTTATCTTAAAATAGTTTGTCTGGAGACCTTTTCTTTTAATGTTTGAGATATATAATATAACAACAAAATAAAACTCAAACACAATGTATATCTACAAGATAACTAACACAATCAACAACAAAATTTATATTGGCCTATCTACAAAATCAGTAGAAAAATCGACTAATTATTTAGGTTCTGGTGAACTTCAGAGCAGGGCCATAAAAAAATATGGCAAAGAAAACTTTATAAAAGAAATATTAGAAGATGGAATTGTATGTATGAAAATATTAAGCGAAAGAGAAATCTATTGGATTAACGTATATAATTCAACAGATCATTCTATAGGGTACAATATCACAAAAGGAGGAGAGGGATTCAGATCAAATCATACACAGGAAGCTAAAGATAAGATTAGAAAATTTTACAAAGGTAAAAGTTATGAAGAACTTTTTGGAGATATGGCAGAAGCTGAAAAACTAAAAAGAAAAAAGGTTACAAGAACTCCAGAACAATATAAAGAATGCGGTAAAAAAATATCAGAAAAAACAAAAGGAATTCCTAGAGTATTTAAAACGATAGAATGCCCTCATTGTTTTAAAAAAGGAAAAGAAAACGTAATGTACCATTGGCATTTTAACAATTGTAAAAATAAAATAAAATGATAGGACTAATTGCACTTATTTTAATAATTGCCTGGACATGGATAGGTTACGAGATGTGGAAAGCCCCTGAACTGGATGAAAATCATAAAATCGTCGAAAAGAAAGATGATTCACTTGACCTTGATTTAAAGAATGATGAATTTTTAAATTAACATAAATTTAACACTCCAGACTTTCGGGTTTGGAGTTTTTTGTTTATATTTACATATCAAATTTAAAGTTATGACCCGAATTAATGCCCATATTCCTCCAGCAAAATTATGCGATCAACATCTTGTTGCAGAGTATCGAGAAATCTTGAGAACTAATGCACTTGCAATTAAAAGAGCCAGAAAGGAGGGTAAAGCGATGTTAAAGAATATCCAACAATCCTTTACACTTGGAGGTGGACACGTGACATTCTTTTATGACAAATTGATGTATATTCATCACCGGTTTGATTCACTCAGAAGTGAGCTGATTAATCGAGGAATGAACGCTACGATTGAATGGCAATTAGACGAACTTGATGAGTTTCGATGGTTATATAATGACTGGCCCGAAGATCCTGTTGCTAATCAATTAATCGTTGAAAGGATTCTCGAAAGGGCAAGAGGTATGAAAAAGATTTCACACACTTCGCAAAATATTGATTACGAAACTTATTTTCAAATTTTAACATAAATTTAACATAAAAAGTTTTCGGGATTCATTTATTATGATTATATTTACATATCAAATTAAAACAAACGTATCATGACAAGAACACAAACAATCGGATTAATTGAAGTAACAAGCCAAACTCAAGCAAATAATGGAACTCAATGTTTTCATGACCCAATTACGGGATGTGATTATATGAGTTATGAAAGTGGTTATGTTCGTAGAAAATACGTAACAGGTAGAAATTGGAGAGGTGAAAAGATTGTTACGATTTATCAAGTGAATAAAACTAGAATGGTTCCTTTTACTTGGAAATCTTATACTGGTGAGGTTTATAATTCTGAAAAGGTTGAAAGAGTTTTAGAAATGAATCCAGACAAGCGAATTGATATCGTTGTTAGAGCAGCTATTAACTATAGAAACTATTTAAACAAATAAAATATGTTAAACAAAACCAAGAAAAAATTGGCAACAGTAGAAGAGTACATTGAATTAATTTCAAAGGACTATCAATTTAATCCAAATCATCCAGATTATTGTGGATTTATTAACATCGACCCAAACACTGCATTTGAAATTGGAGGTGGAGATTTTAGAGAGGTCGCACAAAAAATTGCAGCAAATGCCGATGCTTTTGAAAAAACTGCAAACAAATATGGTTTAACAATCTCATCAGCTTGGGATGATGAACTAATATTTGCCGAACTGAGTCCAAAACCAAGAGTAAACCATTTGTACTAATGAAACTATATACTCAAGATGAAGTTAAGAAACTTCTAGAAACCCAGAGAGGTAATTGTTACGTTGCAATTTTAAATGAAACTAAAGATAAAAAAATTGCAAGTTTAGCAACTAAGGCTCCACTTCCAGGAGGAGATGATTTTGACAAGTACTATGGAATTGATCCGATGAAAATCTTTAATGGTGATTTAGAGGATAGAGAATTACAAGAGAACTATGAGGGCTTTAAAAAACACAGAGAATCTGCAAAGACCTCGTATAATGTATTGGTTCCAACAATAAATTCTATGATTAGTAAGATTGTTAATCTAAAAGAATTGATAGTTTCATTAGCAGTTCAAGGTCTTCCAACTGATAAACCAGTAAAGAGACTTGCCAAATTAGACAGTGAATTTACAAAACTTACTGAAAAGGCTGACAAATATAAAGCTGAAATGGACGAGCAAGATATGCTGATTAAAAGATACGAAGATTGGAATACTCGTAAGTTGTTTATTCATTGGCAGTATTTAAAGTTATTAAAAGCAACAGATACTCCATTTATGGAATGGAAAAGTCAATATGACGATGTAATAATATAAATAAAAGAACCCGCTACATAACACGGCGCCAAATTAATTGTGACATGTACTGTCTGGAAGGTCAGGCCGGGTTCAGGAGTCAGGTAATACGTAATGTGAAAATGGTATCACATCCTAGACTAAACTTGAAAAAGTTATGTTGGTTGTATTGTTGCAGGTTCGAGTCCTGCCCTGACTACAAATTGTTAATAACTTTTTGAAAATACTTTGTAAAAAGTTTTCGGAATTCAAAAAGAATGATTATATTTACATATACAAATTAAAACAATATGAAATTACAAGACATTCAAAACTTCGTTACAGAGTCGAACCAAACTAACTCAAACACTGATAAATTAAACATACTTAAAAAGTATGCTGATAATGAATCGGTTTGCAGTGCTCTTAACTATACTTATAACACCTTCAAACAATATGGTGTTACTTCAGAAAACTGTAAAAAGAATTCTAAATTAATTAGTTATGGTTATACTGATTTGGCAAAATTGCTTGATGATTTGAATGACCGATTTATTACAGGACATACTGCAATAGGTTGTGTTAATGGATTCGTAGAAGCAAACAAGGCTTACGAGGAGTTGATTTTTAATATCATTGATAGAAACCTTAAGACCCGTTCTACAACCTCAATGATTAACAAGGTGATTCCTGGATTAATCCCAACATTTGATGTTGCACTTGCAAATTCATTCGATGAGAAAATGGCTAAGAAAGTTAACTTTGATGTTGATAATTGGTATGTAAGTCGCAAATTGGATGGATGTCGTTGTATTTGCATCATTGATGAGAATGGAGAACCTAAATATTTCTCAAGAGCTGGAAATGAATTTATGACTCTTAAGAATTTAGATGCTGAAATCATTTCATTAGGTCTTAAGAACATGGTGATTGATGGAGAGATTTGTATGATGGATGAGAATGGAAACGAGAATTTCCAAGGTATCATTAAAGAAATCAAACGCAAAGACCATACAATCGAAAATCCATTCTTTTATATGTTTGACCTTTTAACAATGGAGGAATTCGTTAATAAAGAGGGTACAACAACTTTCTCGATTAGAGATGTTCAATTGGAGAATCTTTTATCTGAAAAAGAATTTAAGAACATTGGTTATTTAGAACAAAAATTGTTAATTGACGAGAGAATGTTAACTCATTATATCGGATTGGCAAAAGAAAACGGATGGGAAGGATTAATGTTACGTAAAGATTCTCCATACCAGGGAAAACGTAGCAATGATGTTCTTAAAGTAAAACAATTCTATGATGCAGAATATATCGTGGTTGATATTGAAAATGCAGTTAATAGAGTTATTGTTGAAGGTAAGGAGGTCGAAGAGTTAATGATGCGAAATGTTGTAATTGAACATAAAGGTAGTAGAGTTCAAGTTGGTAGCGGATTTAGTCACGAACAAAAACGCTATTATTTCGAGCACCCTGAGGAAATCTTAGGAAAACAAATTACAGTGCAATACTTCGAAGAGACCCATAATCAGAATGGAGGAATCAGTTTACGATTCCCAACTGTTAAGGCGATCTACGAAACAAAAAGAAACTTTTAAATATAACTAATATGGAGGAACAAGGTATCATTTTAGAAGAGGCAACTTTTAGATTCTCACAGGACCCAAATTGTTTGGATAGCCAAGATGAATATGAATTCTTGGAAGTTAAAGCACAATCAAGTCTTGGTATTGATCGAGATGGTGATTGCTTCTTTACAATCAGCACTGAAAAATGGTCAGTTGATTCATCAGAAGACCTAGAAAAAATATTTAACCGAATTAGAAAGGTAATTGAAAATGGAAAAGAATAAAGTATTTGTCGGACAAGAGTTTCGAACTAATCCGCAATCGACAATTCCAGGTGGAAGTGTAGTTGAAGTTCATTATGAGAACAGAATTAAAGTGTACGATAATGTTAAAAATCCAAAGGCATACATTAAGTATATTCGAACAAATAGTTCCGAGAATATTGTTCAAATTTTAGTTGATGGAAAACAAACAAACTTTTGAAACAAACTCAAATAAACCTATATAACTAACGAATCAAAATTTAAAAACAATGGAACAACTATTAAACCAAATCGTAGAAGTTATCGACTCAGTTAGAGAAGATGCTGCAAAATTTGAAGAGAAAGGTAATGGTGCTGCTGGAACACGAGTTCGTAAAGCAATGCAAACTATTAAAACTTTAGCACAAGATGTAAGAAACCATGTTTCTGACGCTAAAAAAGCATAACTAACCTAAAAAAACTGTTTGAGTAGCGTTAATGGCATACACACCTTAATGTGAAGGTTCAAACAATATACAGATGGGATTGCCGAGCCTAAATAAGTAAGTAGGAAGTGATTTTGAGTTTTTGATGAGTATGCATTGTTTCTCAAGATTGCAAGTTTTAACAGATATATAATATCAATTAGTTCTTTTACATAATAAAAATTAGGTTCCTTACAGCAATTAAATTCTATAAGGAAACTGGTATCGAAAGATGTGTAGGTTCGAGTCCTACCTCTCCAACAAATTTTAAAGTATTTGGAGAGTGGTGAAATTGGTAGACACACCGGTCAAAGAAAATGGAACCTGTTATTGGGGGATTAGCTCAGCTGGCTAGAGCACTTGCCTTGCACGCAAGGGGTCATCGGTTCGACTCCGATATCCTCCACAATATTTTAAAGGATACGTTCAGCAAATTAACAAATTTGACTTTTACTCAAACAAATGTTATCCTGTAAATATTAAACTGCTCGGGTGGTGAAATTGGTAGACACGAGGGACTTAAAATCCCTTGGACAGTGATGTTCGTGCGGGTTCGATTCCCGCCCCGAGTACCAAGGATGGTTACTGCAAATAATAAAATCTAGGCTGTTAACCTCGTGGTCATGGGTTCGAGTCCCATCATTGGATCAAGGCCTTAATTGGTCAGTTCATAGTAGCTCAGTTGGTAGAGCACGTACAAAAACCCATCCTGCGTATTAAAGTGTCTCGGTACGCTCTGGCTTCCAGAAGTTCAACGACGAGGTCTCGATAGGCAGAACGCGTCTGACCTATCCACAAAATAAAAGGGACCTTTCGGTCCCTTTCTTTGTTTTAAATTGTTTGTATTAAATTGAAATTGAAATTGTGATAGGATCTGCATACACGAAAGGATTCGCAGCAGGTTGTCCTATGTTCGCGATTGAAGTATCAATTTTAAGGTAGGATCCTCCAGGAGCTGCTATAATTTCAAAACCTCCATCATTCTGCATTGAAGTATATTCTACAAAATCTCCATTTTGATATATCATTATGGTTCCTGAATTATCTATTAAACTTTGGAATTCAGTAAGGTGACTAACTCCACTAGTATCATTCACATTAAAGAATAAATTTCCAGTGATGTTCGGATTATATGTTTCGAAAGATGTATTAGTTATAAAAAGTGCATTTCCATCATCTACGGGTTCCGCTGCATTAACAGGTCCTTCATCACTATAGAAGTACCATTCTCCTGCTCCTGTGTTTTGGGTTGGACTATAGAAATGGAATTCAAATAAGTAAGGACCTCCCGTTGCACTACCAGAAACATAAGACACACTAATATTCATTACAGTAGTACTTCCGTAATGTGGTGCAACACTATTAACTTCAAGGATTATATTTTGTGTAGGATACTGTGTATTTGTAATTTCTAATAGAGTTCCTGTCGGAATTCCCAATAGGAATGTACTTTGATTTCCTGCCGGATTACCATTAATATCAGATGAAACGTTATTCACTATAATATTTTGAGTCATTGATAATGAGTTTGTGCCAATCGTTGAAAATTCAGTTTCTGTTCCCGAAAAACCACCTTCCCAATATAATGTTTCGTTAATTCCTGGAGTTGATGGAGTTGATGGTGCTAATGGAGCAATTGATGAATTACCATAAGCCCATGGGGATTCGCCAAAACTTGTCCAATATCCATTTGCCAATAACCATGCCTTTGCATCATTAACATTTGAAAGGGTTGGTTGTGATAGTGATACCATTAAGTGATTAAAGGTCTCTAAGAAAGAAATATCTGTTAGGGAACTACTTCTTAAGAATCCAATTCCACAAGGAATATTTAAAGGATTAGGGTGATTTAGTGTCGGATCTTGATATGCAATAACATATCCTAAAGATTCATCTGGTCCAGCCCACCATGTAAGGCCTCCCAAGTTATAATAATCTTGATCGCCCACTCCGATCAAGATATTTTGAGATTGACTGATTCCACTCGGTAGTGTCGATACTCCATCCCAAAATGCAAAGGGTCTATATTGCGCCATTTGATTATGTATTTTTAACTATATATCAAGAAGATTAATATGAAACAAATCCAAAGATATTGATATAATTATTTAAAATAAATAAACTATGAAGGATGCATTGTTATATTGGCCTCGTTTCTTTAGAGAGGCTTGGATTAATAGAAAATATTATAAAGCAGTAAAATCTATCGAAGCAGAATTAAATGCTCAAAATCTTAGAGTTGATTGGATTGGTAGAATTTATGGCGTTATGGAAATCAAAGAAGAGTTTGTAAATCAACCAGAAATGGTTCAGCAATCTATTGTTTTCCAGCAGTTATCTCCAATTAATGAACTTCTTATGAAATATGGTCTTTCGGACCTTTCATTCCCAGATATTAGCAAAATACCTGGAACCAATCAATTTCTTGTAATTCTCTATCCAGAGAATGATTATTTTAACATACCATCATTTATTAGAAACGTTTTATTTGCAGGAATTTTAGTTGCAATTGGATTTGCTATTAACTGGGCTGTAACTCTATTCGTGTAATGGAATCTATTGAAAGGGTCGAAGTCAATGGGCGTCGATATTATCAAATAACGGTTGATGGTGAGCATATTGGGACATTTCCCAGTATGACAACAATTCTTGGAAATACTAAGGACAAAAGTGGATTGGATGAATGGAGAGATAGTGTTGGTCATGAAGAGGCTGACCGGATCTCGAATCTTTCAATGAATCGAGGTACTATTATGCACCGACTTCTTGAATTGTATAAGGGTCTTCAGGGAACACCTTGTCAACGATTATCTCAATTGATATTTATATCACAAACTGACGGAGAGATTAACCAATTCAATGAGGATCCCTCTGGTGAGGAATGGCTCAAACAGGGTTGGGAATTCTTCCTAAAATTCTGGCGACATCATGATGAATTTTTTGATAGAGTGGTTAAAGTACTTGCCGCTGAAAAATTTATTTGGTCAAAGAGAGGATATGCAGGAACCCTTGATAATGCTTCGGAAATTGTTGGAAACAAAATACTAATTATCGACTATAAGAATAGTCGAAAGCCAAAAAGAGATGAGTGGATTGAAGATTATTTTTGTCAAGTTGCAGGTTATTCAATAGCATTCTGGGAGAGAACAGGAATTGTACCGACTGGATGCGAAATTTGGATGGCAAACGAAATTGATGACAAACCACAAATTTTTACATTGACACAAAGCGACATAAAATATTATTTTAAAGAATTTACAAAAAGATTAAATCAATATAAGTTAGAAAATGGAGAGGAATAAAGCAAATGATGCATGGCAGATCCTGAGAATTCAAGGTGAATTCACGAAAGGTTTTGATACTTTTAGTGAATTAGGACCCTGCATTTCAGTGTTCGGTAGTGCCAGAACCCAAGTTATGAGTAAATGGTACGAAGAGGCCCGAAAGTTTGGAGCTCTTATAAGTAGAGAAGGATTTGGAGTTATCACTGGAGGTGGACCTGGAATTATGCAAGGTGCAAATCAAGGTGCAAAAGAAGTTGGTGGTAAATCTATTGGAATTGGAATTGAATTGCCCTTCGAAGCTGGTATGAACCCTTATGTTGATCTTGGTGTTGAATGTAGATACTTCTTTACCCGCAAAGTAATGTTCCTAAAATATTCACAAGGATTTGTAGTGTTTCCAGGAGGTCTAGGAACTCTTGATGAATTCTTTGAAGCAGTTACACTTGCACAGTGTGGACATAACATAAAATATCCAATCGTACTTGTAGGCAAAGAATATTGGTCTGGAATTGTTGAATGGATTAAAGATGTAGCAGTTGAAAATGGAATGGTTAGTGAAAAGGACTTAAATCTATTTAGAATCGTCGATACAGCAGAAGAGGCCAGAGATAAAATTGTAGAATATCATAACAAGTATAAAACTAACGAAACAAATTTTTAATGAAAAGTAACAAAAAATTCTTGCATCAATATTTGAATGCATACGCACCAGTTGCACAAGAAACCGAAGGTCAAAAAATATGGATCGATTATGTTCGACCTTATGTTAATAAAGTAACAGTAGATGCTTACGGAACGGCAGTTGCAACTTTAAAAACTGCTCATACTGAAGATTCAAGCCTTAATGTTGTAATTGAAGCACACTGTGATGAAATTGCATGGATTGTAACTCATATTGAAGGTGATGGTATGATTAGAGTTAAAAGACATGGAGGTTCTGATAATATGATTGCTCCATCAAAAACAGTTATCATTCATACACATGATGGTAAAAAATTAAGAGGACTTTTCGGATGGCCAGCAATTCATACAAGAGATTCATATACTGAAAAAGGTTATGAGCAACATGAATTATGGGTTGATATGGGTCTTAAAGACAAGGACGCAGTTGTTAAAGCTGGAGTTGAAGTTGGAAACC